AGAATCGCATTAGAAATGGGTTTACATAAATGGTTAATATTATCTAAACACGCTGAGGAAAAAAAAATTCGAACTAATCTTAAAAAACTCGGTTGTTTATTTGAATCTTTTATCGGAGCGCTTTTTTTAGATTTTAATAAAATTACTGTTAAAGATCATGATAATTGGTTTCAAGATATATTTATAACAGGACCCGGATTTCAAATGGCGCAATTATTTATCGAAAATGTATTTAATAAACATATTGATTGGACCGCATTAATTCAAAATGATGATAATTATAAAAATATATTTCAAGTAAAAACACAAAAAGAATTCAAAATTACACCTATTTATTTAATAATAAACCAAGATATTGAAGAAGGGTATAAAATGGGGGTATATTTATATATGGAAAAAGTTTTTGACGCTAAATCTGGAGAAACTAAAGAAGTTTATTATAATAGTAACCTAAAACCTAGCGACGCTACACATTTTTCAGTATTTCAAAATTTTAAAGGCGTACACGACCATTATGAAAAAAATGGTTCGGTATTTGTATTTATGGGCGAAGGACAACACAAAATTAAACGTAAAGCAGAACAAATTGCCTGTAATGAAGCGCTAAAATTAATCGATGAAAATATTTAATATCTTCTCTTTGATTTTTTAGATATATTTCTTTTTCTTTTTGTTTTTCTTCCACCTACCTTATTTTCACTTATAAATTGTATTTTATTTAGTGATTTATCTAAATTTAAAATACTTTTTATTGAATTAATTGAATTATTTCTCTCTATTTGTTTTTTGTCAAGATATTCTTTTTGCTCAAAAATTTCAAAAATATATCGATGTTTACCTGTATTTGGAGGTGGTGACGGACCTTTATATGGCAATATAATAGTACCGGTTTTTATATTATTATTTTTTATATTTACTAAAATCCAATGAATATATGTTCCATTTACAGCGTCTGGGTCATACATTACTAATGAATATAAATCGTTTTTATTTGTATCTATTCTTATTTCAGGTTCTTTTTGTGTATAATTTGGTGTAAGAATTTCATTATTTTGTATTATTTTATTATTATAAATCAATTTCATAATCATATATTATGATTATAAAATTATTGAATTGCTCATTATTTGTCTAATTATAAAAATTTATATATTTAAATTATATAAGTGATGAATCCTTTAGCTACATTAAAAGAAAAATTAATGATTAAACCAAAAGTTGAAGACAGAGAACGTGTTGCCGTTGTTATTAAAGGAGTAAAAAAACCAACAAAACCTAAAGCACCTAAAATTAAAGCAACTGAAATAGAAGAAATAGAAGAAATAGGAGAAATAGAAGAAATAGGAGAAAAAGAAGAAAAAGCGATTTCAATTATAGAAGATACTGAAGAAGAACCAAAAAAACAACAACCCATAATTGTAGATGAAACTCAAAAAGGTTTTAATCGTGAAGCGTTGCTTCAAAAATTAGCGGAAAGTAAAAAAATCAAAGTTATGATTACACCAATTATTGAAGTTGCTGAAGAAAAAAAGACAATTGAACCTATACCTTTGCCTCTAGTAAAAAAAGCAAAAAAAGCAAAAAAAGTTTCTATAAACATACCTGTAATCATTGAATCGGATGAAGAAGAAGTTAAAAAAGAAAAAGAAGAACCAATAGAACCTAGAGAGAAAGAACCAATAGAACCTAGAGAGAAAGAAAAAGTTGAAGAAGAAGATGAAGAAATTATTATTATACCAAAAGAACTTAAAGAACTTAAAGAAAAAAAGAAAAGAAAAACACCAAAAGTTAAAAAAGGAGAAGTTATTTTAGGACCAGAAACGTATGTTGAAATAGGAGATACTGATTTAACAAAACGTATACCAACCCCGTCACCACCTGTTTTCTTAAAAGTTTCTAGTTATTATATGAACAATAGAGAGATTTTCATAAATTTTATCAATTCTTTATTTGAACCATACAGAAAAGAATTGGAAGAAAATAAAGAAGAAATATCTTGTGATACTATCGGTAAAACAAGTACTAATTTCTCTCTATTAACTCATCAAAAGATTGTCAGAGATTATATAAATCTTTTTACACCTTACAGAGGATTGCTTTTATATCATGGTCTTGGTTCCGGTAAAACATGTACTTCAATTGGAATTGCAGAAGGTATGAAAGATTCAAAACAAGTTATTGTTATGACACCTGCTTCATTAAGAGCAAATTATATAGAAGAACTTAAAAAGTGTGGTGATGCGTTGTTTAGAAGAAAACAATATTGGGAATGGATATCGATTGTTAATAACCCTGAAATTTTACATACTCTTTCCACTTTATTAAATTTACCGAGAGAATATATACAAAAACACGGAGGCGCTTTTTTTGTGAATGTAAGTAAACCATCTAATTATAATGACCTTAGTGATACCGATAAAAAAGTTCTTGAAGAACAACTTAATAAAATGATAGAACACAAATATAAATTTATTAATTATAATGGTTTAAGAGCACAAAGATTAATTGAAATGACATCTAATTTTACAAAAAATATATTTGATGATAAAGTTGTTATTATTGAAGAAGCGCATAATTTAATAAGTAGAATTGTAAATCAAATAAAGAGAGAAGACAAAGATGTTCATTCTGGGGAAGAAAATAAAAAAGATGAAGAAAAAGATATTTTTGGTTCAGTAAAAGATTCAGAAAAAATGCCAAAAAATATTGCGTCTAAGTTATATTACATGTTATTACGCGCTGTTAATTGTAAAGTAATATTATTGACAGGAACACCTGTTATCAATTATCCTCATGAATTCGCAATATTATTTAATATTTTAAGAGGATATATAAAAACATGGAATATGACATTAGTAATAAAAACTGGAGATAAAATAAATAAAGAATCCCTTCAAAAAATGTTATTGGGAGAAAAGTCATTAGATTATTTAGATTATTCCCCAGCCAGTAAAGAACTAACCATTACTCGCAATCCATTCGGATTTAAAAATAAAATTAAAAAAGAATCTGGATATCAAGGTGTAACTAATGTTAAAAATGAAAAAGGCGAATCTGTTATTGATTCTGAATTTATTTCTGATGAAGATTTTGAGAGAAGAATAATAAAAACACTCGAAAAAAATAACATATCTGTAACACCTGGTAGCGTAAAAATAATTAATTACAAAGCATTACCTGATAATAAAGATTTATTTGAAAATAATTATGTTAATCCATTGAATTTTAAACTAAAAAATGAAGATGCGTTAAAGCGAAGAATTATTGGGTTATCGTCATATTTTAGAAGTGCGCAAGAAAATTTATTACCAAAATATAGTGGACAATTAGGAATAGATTATCACATTATTAAAATTCCAATGAGTGATACTCAATTTAAAATTTATGAAAGCGCTCGTCAAGAAGAGAGAAAAGTAGAAAGAGGAAAAAAAGACGATACACTCGATGAAAAATCCTCTACATATCGTATATTTTCTCGTTTATTTTGTAATTTTGTAATGCCAGATAGACCTGTTCCTGAATTTAAAAGTAAAAAGAAAGATGATGAGGAAACTAAAGAAGACTCAAATATGGCAAATATAATAAAAGAAGGTAACAAAATCACGAGTAAATTAGATGTAACAGATGAGAGAATAGGAGAACTTGAGGGCGACGAAGGTTTAGACATTTTGGGCGGAACAACTTATAAAGAGCGATTAGAACAAGCAATTAAAAACATCGAAGAACACGCTGATGATTTTTTAACGCCAGAAGCGCTAGTTACATATAGTCCAAAATTCTTACATGTATTAGAAAATATTCAAGACACAGAGTATCAGGGGTTACATTTAGTATATACTCAATTTAGGACTGCTGAAGGTATTGGTTTATTCAGTTTAGTATTAGAAAAAAATGGATTTACTAGATTTAAAATTAAAAAGAATCATCTTAATGTATGGGAAATTGATATTTCAGAAGTAAATATGGGGAAACCTACATACGCATTATATACAGGTACAGAAACTGTTGAGGAAAAAGAAATAATTAGGCATATCTATAACGGTGAATGGGACGATGTTCCTGAAAGTATTAGTGTTGAATTACGTTCTAAATATCGTAATAATAATATGGGTGAAGTAATAAAAGTTTTAATGATTACTTCATCTGGTTCAGAGGGAATAAACTTAAGAAATACCAGATATGTCCATATTATGGAACCTTATTGGCATCCTGTTCGTTCGGAACAAGTTATCGGTCGCGCTAGACGTATTTGTAGTCATAAAGACTTACCTCCAGCGCTTCAGACTGTTGAAGTCTTTGTGTATTTAATGGTTTTTTCGGAAGAACAATTAAAGAGTGATTTCGCTGTAGAATTAAAAAGAAAAGATTTAAGTAAATCATTGCCTAAAGTTCCGATTACAAGTGATGAGTATTTATTTGAAATATCGGAAAGAAAAGCTAACTTAACAAGACAATTAACAGATGTAATTAAACAATCCGCGTTCGATTGTTATATTTATTCAAATGGCAAATGTTTAAATTTTGCAGATCCAACAAATGATAAATTTTCTTACGCACCTGAATTTACTAAACAACAAGAAGACGCTATTGTTCAAGCAAATACGAGAGAAGAAAAATGGGTCGGTAAAGTTATTACAATTAATGACAAAGAATATGTTTACAGAAGAGTTAGCAAGACAGTTTTAGACCTCTATGATAAAGAAATATATTTAAGGTCTATGAATGACCCATCTATATTACCGTTGAAAGTTGGTACATATGAACAAAATAAAGAAGGTGAGAGAGTATTAAAATTATTTTAATTTAATATAGTTATTTAGTGTAAAAAATTATGGTTTTGTTAAAAAAACATTAAAAAGTTTATCAAGTTTTAAATTTATATTTTTTATATCATTTTCAATCTGTAAAAGTCTCTCGTTATCATTCTTATTATAACTATTATCATTCTTATTAGAATTATTGTCGGGTTGATTATCATTTAAAAATATTGTTTTCTCTCCATCATCTATTTCTAGTTTTTTTATTTTTTTAAATTTTGAAAATAAATTTACTTCATTGGTTTCTTCATGTAAGTTTGACATTTCCGTAAAGTTTAATTCAATATTCTCTCCCCATGTTACGTTTTTTTTTGTTTGAAAAGTTTGATTATCATTTATACTAATATTATTTTCATTATTTAAATATTTTAATTTATTAGAATTTGATTCTGAGTTTTGTTGATTTTTTTGAGTAATTTTTTCATTTTTTATAGATGTTTCTTGAGGTGTTAACCAATTGTTAACTTGACTAATATTTGAATTATATGTTCTATTAATGTTTTCTACTTCATAATTTCTTTTACTGGTTATTTCTTTTAACATTTTATCCATTTCGTTTATTGGTTTATCTTCATAATTATCAGTAAATTTTGGAACAGGAGGGGTTTTAATATTTATAGAATCTTCAAAATCTTTTTGTCTCATTTGTAAATCTCTATCAAACTGTGTTTTTCTCTCGTTTTGAATCTCTTCATATGTTATTAATTCTTTGGGTTGTTCTTCATAAATCTTTATTTTATTGGGTTGATATGGAAAATTTTTTTTTATGTAATTTAAAATAAGTATTATATATTTTTTATTCAGTTCAATTAAATTTATTCCACTCTTTTTTTCTGTTTCAAAAAAACCCTTTAAATTATTAATAAATACATCACTTATTTTTGTTTGTATGTCTTTAGTTAAAAATTTAAAAATATCTTCATCACTTATAACGTCCCATAAAGTATTAACGTTTGATTTACTTAAAAATACATTTTTTTCCATAAATATATAAATATATAATTGTTATTTTTATATATTTTATACGTAACATTATAATGAATCATTAAAATAAATATTTCTGAATTTATTAATATAATCATCCCTTAGAATATGAGTTTTTAAATAATGTTCTGTAACTTTGTCTTCTAACATATGAACGATAAAATATAGCGAATACACACCACATTCAGTATTACCGTCTTGATGTTCTATACCTTCATTGCTATCAAATTTAAAATTTATTTTTGGATTTAAGTTTAACCCCTGTTCTCTAATTCTATTAACTAATTTCATTATTTGTGGTGGTGCTTTTTCACCTGTACTATCGAAAAAAAATATCTTTTTTCTTTTAATATTTATAAACATTGAAATCCAATGTTGTCCTGGTTTATTGTGAGGGTCTGTATTAAATATCATACCTATTTTGGTTTTACCGCTCTTAAGTTGTTCCTTTAAATTGAAATTACATAATTCTTCCCATACACACTCCCCATATAATTTTTTTGTATCAAAATCAATCGGCGATGGTCCAATAAAATCAAAACATTTATACGCTTTTTCATATTGTTTCATTACTTTCATAATATCAACACTTGATAACCATTCATTAGGATTTTTTTTCCATTCCGTTGGAGATTCGGGAGCAAAAGAATCTGTTGCGTCGCTTTCTATTTTTCCGAAATCATTTTGTTGTTTTAGCCAACAAGACTCTTTGTTACAAACGTTACTTAAATAATCGCTTAACATGTTATGAATTTCTTTTGGTGAATTACTTTTTATTTTACTATCAGGATGTCTAGCGTTCCATAGATCTCTCAATCTATATAATGTTTCATTCGTATAACACGTAAAATCATTTATTTCATTTTTTGGTTTAGGACTACAATTTACCTTTTTAAGTTTTATAGTTTTATTTTTTTTATTATTGCCGCCATATTTTTTATTTTTTGTTACTCTTTTTTTTTGTTTGGTTGTCTTCATAAATAATATCGATATTATTCTTTTATTATTATTATATAAATTGAATAAATTAACTCATATAATAATTTCTAAATAATTTATAATTTAACATGTTTGTTTAGTTAAGTCACGAACTTGACAACGAGTATTATTATAAAATATACTACTACCACAAATAGAAGGCGCTGGATTCGGATTAAACGCATCAAAACTATTCGTTTGAAACAATAAATCATGTGGATTATGTTGTTGTTTCGCTTTGAATTTATATTCATATAAATCACTTGTTGAAGATGGAACATACACTGATTGACTACATTTCTGTAATGCATAAACTTGATTTCTTAATTCTGATTCTAAATTAACGTTTGAAGCGTAACCTGACCAAGGGGCAGTATCATTTCCTGGATTAAAAACTTTATTTACATTGTATGTTGGCATTTGATTAAGAGTAACACTAAGTTCTTTTCTCGGGTCTACAATAGGAAAATAAGAATATTTTGTCATCACAGGTCTCACATCTATATAAGGTTGTAACATTTGTGATGGGAGATTTCTGTCATATATTCTTGTATTTGTTTGTTCATGAATTTTTGAATTACAAATATTTTCAATATAAGGATTTGCCATTTGATATACTTATATATTATTATTTTTAATTTTATTTTAAAAAAATTTAAAGGTATAATTTAATATTATAGATATAAATGTGTGGTATTTTTGCTCTCCTAAATGTCAAGAAGGAAAATTTTGAACAAAAGTTAAATTATGATACAATATATGAACAATTTAACAAAGGAGTAAATCGAGGTCCAGAATTTTCTAAATTGGATGACACTTATAACCAGTTAATGTTGGGATTTCATAGATTAGCAATTAACGGTTTAAACAATGAGTCAAATCAACCAATAGTTTTTAATGATGTTGTTTTAATTTGTAATGGAGAGATTTATAACTATAAAAATTTATATAAAACTATGAATGTCACACCTGTAACGGATTCAGATTGTGAAGTTATTATTCATTTATATATTAAATATGGTATCGAACAAACATTAAATATGCTCGATGGTGTTTATGCGTTTGTATTATATGATAATAGAAATTATGACACAAACGTTAATAAGTTATATGTCGCTAGAGATCCTATTGGTGTGAGACCATTATATAAATTATCAAATAATTGTAACTTTTATGAAACATATAATTTATTTGGTTTCGCTTCAGAACTTAAATGTCTCGAATATTTTTATAACTTAGACACATCTTATTTTAATTTAGAACAATTTGAACCAGGAACTTACTCATATTTTGAATTTACAAATTTTTCAAAACCTATTTGGAACCCTGTATTTGAAAATAAACCATATTATTTGCCATCCTTTTCACATACAAGAGTGACATATTCCGTAAATGATTTGGAAAATGAGTTTTATCATAAAATCTCTTATTATTTAAATTTAGCAGTCGTTAAAAGATGTATTACTACTGAAAGACCAATTGCTTGTTTATTAAGTGGTGGTCTCGATAGTAGTTTAATTGCATCTTTAGTATCCAATTATTTTAGAAAAAAAAATAAACAAATAGAAACTTATAGCATCGGTTTAGAAAATTCAGAAGACATTAAATACGCTAAAATTGTTGCGAATTACATTGGTTCTAAACATACTGAAATAATTGTTACTGAAGATGATATGTTTAACGCTATTCCTGAAGTAATAAAAGCTATAGAGAGTTATGACACAACTTCAGTTAGAGCCAGTATAGGCAATTATTTAATAGGTAAATATATTACTTGTCATTCAGACGCTAAAGTTATTTTTAATGGAGATGGGTCAGATGAATTATTTGGAGGATATTTATATTTTCATAAATGTCCTGATGATATTGAGTTTGATAAGGAAACAAGACGATTATTAAAAGATATTCATTTATTTGATGTTTTACGTTCTGATAAAACAATATCATCACATGGTCTTGAACCTCGCACTCCTTTTTTAGACAGGAGTTTTGTTAACTATATTTTATCACTTCCTCCCTATTTCAGAAATCATGTAAATTTTAATCAATGTGAAAAATACTTGCTTAGAAATAGTTTTTCATTAAATTATTTTAAGGATAAGTCAGGTAGACAAATATTGCCAGATTGTATTTTATTTAGAAAAAAAGAAGCGTTTAGTGATGGAGTTAGTTCAAAAGGACGTTCATTATTCCAGATTTTACAAGAAAGAATTGCCCAGCAATTGAATCAACAAACTCAAATATTTGAATTCACGCAACCTAAAATATATGAAGCCAATATTGATACAGAAAAAGAATACTATAAAAATTTATTTTTAACATATTATCCAAATTGTTCTCATATTTTACCTTATTTTTGGATGCCAAAATACATTAACGCAGTCGATCCCAGCGCAAGAACATTAGATATATATAACAAAACTGATTCATAAAGTTAATAAAATAATATATTCATATATTTTATAAATATATATATGAATACCCTCCATAATATACAAGAAAATTTTTACAACGCTGTTATTTATATAACTTATGCATTAATAATTGTTTCATCATTAGGAATATCTCAGAGAGCACCTCAATATTTAAGTACATTAGATTATTATGTTAGAATATACATATGCTTATTTTTGATATGGAGATTTAATCCATTAAGGTCAAAATACGAATTTACTGATTTAGATCGCAAAATATCATTTAGCGCTGGTTTATTTATATTAACAACTACCACATTAAATACTTATTTAGTTGAAGTTAAAGATAAAATTTCAAGTTTTTTCGAAAAAAATAAAAATAAAAATGAAAATAATGATTTGGACAATAATTATAATAGTTTTACAAATATTATAAGTAACAAATAATTTATTATCTCTTACGTGTTTTATTACTTACGTTATTAATTTTATTAGTTTTATTTTTAATAGTTTTTGTTTTTTTTGGTCTGTTAAAAAATTCTCTCAAATGGACTATTATTTGTTTTCCAATAGATTTATCAACTTCGTGTTCCTGTAAGTTTTTATGTATACAATTATAATTATATTGTTTAATGTATTTTATAATTTCAATGTCAAAATTTATGTCATTTTTAATTAATTTAATACCGAGTTCACTTTTTTTAAATGTATTCAACATATCATTAAATTCATAATCGTAATAATATGGTTTAACATTTATGTAATAAATATTGTTATTTGTCATTCCAGGATAAAATGTATCGTCTAAAAAACATATTTCTGCTGTATCTGGGATTTTTGTACATCTTATTAAATCCTTATGTGTTTTGCTATTAGTAGTTCTACATAATTCAATCTTTTTCCCATTAACTTTAAACGCTGCGATTATTTGGTCTATTAAGTCATAATCTATTTTTTTTTCAAAATAAGATAAAATTTTTTCTGCCCATTCTCGTGGTCCATTGTTATTGGTATAAATCATTATTTTATGACAGCAATTACTTTGCTTTTTTTCCTTTAAGTAATTTAATATATTTATTATATTTGGTCGCAATACATCAGGAAACAAATCTAATGTATCATTAAACTCTTTTTGGGTTAAAATTATATTTTTTGTTTTTAAATAATTACATAAACTATCCCAAAATATACCATATTGTGTAAAATATCCTAATGTTTCATCTAAATCAAATACTACTATTTTCATACCGTTAATATATGTTGAGAAATATGTATTTTACAAAATACTGATTGTGAAAATTTAATCAATTTAGGTTAGAAAATAAAATATAAGATTTATATATAATAAAATTATGTCTGAACTTACACACATTGATTATGAAAATATTTTAAAATTTTATAAAAAACCTATTCCCAAATCAAAACGCTTACTTAAATTACAAGCAGAGAGAATTATGGCAACTAAATTATGTAGATGTATTAAAAAGATTGGTAAAAATAATGAAAGTCGTTCTATTGGTATTTGTACGAAAACAATAATTAATAATAAAGGATTTAAACGTGGTAATTTTTCATGTAAAAAAAAACAAAAAATTATTTTAAGTAAAAAAAATAAAACTAAAAAAGTATCTAATAAATATATAAAATAATTATATCAAATTATATTAAATGCCAATTGATTACTATGATATAATTATTGTTGGAACAGGAATATCTGGATTATATAGCGCCCTTAAAATAAAAGAAACATCACCTAATACTTCTTTTGTTTTATTGGAAAAATATAAAAAACGATGGATTGGAGGAAGGACAAGTAACGATTGTTTTTATGGAACAGAAATTGTTAATGGCGCTGGAATAGGTAGAAAACATAAAGATAAATTATTATTTAAGTTATTGGATAAATTGAATATAAGTACGACTGAATTTAAATTTAAACCAAATTATTCAGAACTAATTCAACCAATTGATATAAAAAAAATAATGAATACTTTAAGGTCAAGATATAATGAATATAAAAATCAAAATCTTACATTTAAACAATACTCTACAATTATTCTTGGAGAGAAACTTTATAAGCAACTTATTATTTCATCCGGTTTTTCTGACTATGAAAATGAAGATGCACTTGAAACATTATATTATTATGGAATGGACGATAATTATTGTTGTTGGAACGCATTTAAGGTTCCTTGGAAAAAAATGGTCATAAAAATGTATAATAAAATAGGCGAATCACATTTTAAATTTTCTAACGGGGTTACTGAAATACGTAAAATAAGACATGACCCATGTAAATTCGTTATTTTTACTGATAAACAAACTAAATTTTTATGTAATAGAGTAATTATAGCTACAACAATTGATACAACAAAAAAACTCTTACCACAATATCCCTTATATAATGATATTGAAGGACAACCTTTTTTAAGATTATATGGTAAGTTTTCTAAAGAATCAATTCCAATAATTAAAGAATATGTAAAAAATATCACTTTTTTGCCTGGTCCCCTTCAAAAAATTATTCCAATGGATCCTGACAAAGGCATTTATATGATTTCCTATAGTGATAATAACAACGCTGTTATTTTAAAAAATCATCTTGATAACACTAGTTTAAATCGTAAATTATATTGTTTATTAATTGAAAAATCATTGGGTATACCGAAAAATTCTCTACAATTAAACGCTATAAAAGATTATTATTGGCCAATAGGAACACATTATTTTAAACCATTAAACAAAAATTTATACAAATCCAGAGAAGAATTTATATATAAAGCTCAGCGTCCAGAAAGAGGTATATTGGTTGTTGGTGAAGCAGTTAGTAGAAATCAGGGATGGAGTGAAGGTGCATTAGAAAGTGTTAATGATTCATTAACTAAAAAATGGATTAAAGAAATATGTTAAAAATTTCTATATCTACTTTTCCAATTTATTTTATCAATCTTACGAACATCGTCACATGGTAAAATTTCATTTTTTAAAAATAACGTTAGTCTGTATAATTCAATATCAAATGATTTATTTTCAGTGAAAGGGTCTATCAATATTCCATTATTTATATTCAATGAAAACATCATTTCTCTATCATCTACAATAACAGTATTTGTCTCGTTAAATTCTGGAAAATTAGAATATACAAGTTTTAATTCTTTATAGCATTTATCAGGAAACATATTACCATTAGAAATAACATGAGAAAAAGTACAATGGTCTCTATAACCTAAAAAAAAAAATTTTTTATCTTTAGGGGTATCGTATTGTAAAATATTTTTAAAAGCATTTTCTAACCATTCTAAACTAGCTGATGTCCATATATTTACTTTTTCAAAATTATTAAATAAAAATAATAAAAAGTCTTTCAAATATGGTCTCGCCGTTTCATTACAAATCAATGTATTATCTAAGTCTAATATAATATATTTTTTCATATGTATATTACTAAATATATTATATAATTTAATTTTATATAGTTTTAACAAAAATCATCATCTTCAATAATGTCATAACCCCAATCTTTCCATTTGTTCATTTTACTAGGATGCCACATTTTTTCTATATATTCTTTTTTAAGTTCACTCTTTACAAACCATTCTTGAAATCTTTTTGTAATATATTTTTTTCTCTCGGTTAACATTAAATTATTACTTAATAAATAAGGATTCCATTGTATATTTTTAATATTATAATCTACTATATCCCAATTGATATTCAAATTATGATTTATTATGTGTGATTTATCAATATATAAGTTTTCATATTGAAATAAACTTTTGTTTTCTCGTATCATTTCAATAGTAATATTAGGATTTATACACATCTCTCTAAAGTCCCATGGTTTATCTAAATTATTTTTTATAATATTCCAATCTATGTTATGGTGTCTGCTTAACCAAGACCAATTCCATTTTTTATTTATATTTTTTTTTACAAATTCCCAAGTTAAATTAGGATTTCCGCTAATCCATTCATAATTATTAAATATATCCGGGTTTTCTTCTATAATTTTTAATGTTATATTTTGATTTAAAGATAAATATTTATAATTCCATGGTTTTTTTATATGTTTTTTAACAAAATCAAATGTAATATAAGGATTTAAAGATAATTCTTTCCAATCCCAATCATCATTCACATTTTTTTCTAATAATCCATAACTTATTATATTTGGATTTTTACTTAAAAATTGTAACATTGTATAATGATTGTTATCTACAGAATGATACGCCTCTTCTATTAATTTAAATGGAAGGTTTTTATTTGTGTAAATATATTTTACTTCATTAAATATATATTTTTCATTTTGCATAACTATACCATTTAAAATAAAATGGTCCCAGTTATCATTAATTATTTGTCTAGTTAAATTCGGATTCATACATATCGCATACATATTCCAAGGTTTATTAAAATTATTAATAATAACGTCCCATGTTATATTTGGATTTTTAGATAATCCATACCAATCCCATCTTTCGTTAGGATTATCTAAAATATATTGAAACCATTTATTGGACCATTCATTTAAAAACTTATCATATAAATATTCTGTCATTTATTATTTATTGTTTGTTTATTTATTTTAAATAATAAAAGTTATCAATTTTTTTTATATAAATTTTAACTTAATAATAAATATAAATAATATCCATGATAACCAATTGATGCAAAACCTAACATTAATAATAACTCAAAATATAATCTTTTTGTTTTCTCTCTATAATAACCAATTAAAACTAATAGAGGTCCGATTATTAAAATGTGTATCAAATTGACCCAATAGTTTTTACCTTCTAGCAAA